ATTGCCTTCATTTGTTTATGCACATTTTCACTGGAAATAATAGGTTCAATTTTATCAGTATAAGCAATCATATTATAATTAATATAGTATGATTTGTTTTTAAGTAGTTTTACTTCAATGAATAATAAAATATAATACCATTCCGCTCAATTGCTGTATGCTAACCCGCCCATACCGCTCATCACGCGCAACACGTTGTAGTTAACGGCATACACGCGAACCTTGGCGGTCTTGGTACCTTCAACGGTCGCATTGGACAACACCAGCTGGAGAGTGGCGTTATCAATGCGCGAGAAGTTGCAGGAGCCCGAGGGCTGGTGCTCTTCCGGTCGGAGGGCAAACGAGTAGACGTTGATACCAGTGTCAGGGTTGCGGGTGTGGTGTTGGTAGGGTTGGACGAGGTCAAAGTAGGTACCTTCACGCTCCGAGAAGCGGTCTTGGCCGTTGAGCTGAAGCTTGGCAGTGACCACGGGGTTTTCACCCCAGCAGTGCATGTCGAGCGACGTCTCCGTGAGGACGAACGTACCGGCATCAGAGACGCTGGATTCGAAATCAAGAGGATTACCTGCGAAACCATCTACTCCGCCGGCCACACTGCCGGTCCAGAAAGCAGCGCCAGTCACATCAAACGCGCCCGCTTCCGAGAAGAGACCCGACTGACCAATGAAAGAATTCGTGGTTGCGGCAACACTGTTTTTACCACCGAACGCCTGGATGGAGTTCGGGAGCGCATCAATAGCATCAGTGTAGTTGAAGGGCTGAGCACCGAGAGTCTTGTACAGAAGAGAACCGCAGGTCAAAGACGAGCAATAATCAACGTTCTGATCGGGCTGGACAACCCAGATCAACTCCTTACAGGGGTGGTTGAAGTTCAGCTTGATCTTGTTGGACGAAGACCCGACGGACTCGTCACCAGTGAACTGGAGCTGTTCAATCAGGTACTCGTGGGGGTTCTGGGCCATACGGCGGCGCTCGTCCGTGTCGAGGAACACGTAGTCAACATACAGCGACGCGGCAACCAGGGATTGCTGGTAGGCGGCGGTGACCTTAAGATTGGTCGAAGTAGAGCACGACAAGTTAGACACGGCCCACAAGCACTCATCAATCGGGCGGATATCAAGGTTAATCTTGACTTCGTGGTATTGAAGAGCAATGAGAGGGAGCGCCAAACCAGGGTTTCGGCAGTACCAGAATTGCAGGGGCACATAGAGGGTGGTTTCGGGGAGGGCGTTACGGGGTGCGCAGACCTGGCGAGGAGCGTTGGAGTCGCAAGGACCATCAACATCCGAGAACGACGGGTCAGTCAAGAAGGTCAGCTGGGTGGTGTTACCGACCATCTTGAAGTAACCACGCTCCTGCTCCTTGGAGAGCGTGAGCTGATTCCACAAGTGCATCCAGTCACCATACTGACGATCAATGCGTTGACCACCGATTTCAACTTCAACCTGGGAGATAAGTTGCTCACCAGGGAAATCGAGCCAGCGGGCATAGACACCGTTTTGAGTGGTGGGCGCCGAGACACTGGAGTTCTTCAGCGACTGCCCGATTTCGGGGAGTGTCACCTGCAAGTAAGTGCGGTATGCCAAATCACCGTTTCGGCTGATCGTGCAGGTCACACGGCGACCGAAGTCGGCTTGACCGTTGAACGTTTGCTCAATGGATTCCATGGCAAAGTTCGTGTGGCGACGGTAAGTCACCTTCCAGAAGGTAATCTGGGGATTACCAGTCAGATAGACATCTTGAGCTCCATAAGCGACCAATTGCATTAAACCTCCTCCCATTGTTATATTATTGCTAAAGAAAAAAAAATTTTGAATTTTAATTTAATTAATTTAATTTAATTAAAAAGTTATAAATTTCAAAAAAGTTATAAATTTCAAAAAAGTTCTAAATTTCAAAAAAGTTATAAAGTTCTTAAATATCTATAAAATTATTCTTCTAATTTCATATTGTCTTCTATAAATTTTTGTAAATAAGTTTCTAAATATATTTCTTTTTTACCTTCATGTTTTTTAGAGAAAACAAATTTATTATCTATTTTTTTAACATTCCAACCAGATTCAATAGCATTATATATGAACCTCATTTTTTGTAGTTTTATAAAATCTGGCTCTGTCTCTTTATGAATATTAAAGTTTATTTCATTTAGTTTTATTTCATTTAGTTTTATTTCATTTAGTTTTATTTCATTTAGTTTTATTTCATTTAGTTTTATTTCATTTAGTTTTATTTCATTTAGTTTTATTTCATTTAGTCTTATTTCATTAAGACTTTTATCCATTTTATCAATATATTAGAAAACATTAATTAATTCTAAACTAGCATTAATTACTTCTAAACTAGCATCAATTAAAAAATATTTTAATAAAAATTTAATTATTTTTAATTATTTTTAATTATTTTAATTATTTTTAATTAAACAAATATAACACTGTATAATCATAAGAAATGCCTGCTTTTAAACCTAAAAATAGTAAAAAATTAATAATAACAAATAAAACAAATATAACACTTGATAGCAAACATAAAGAAATAACCGATTCTTTTAAAAAGGAATTAACCGAAGTTCTTCCTAAACTACAAGATGAAAAAAAAGGTCTACTAACTTTATTAAAAAATCATAATATTTCTATTGATGAAAAATTAAATATACAAGATAAAATAATTGAAATAAAAAATAAAATAAAAAATATGAAAATTAAAGAAAAAGATTATCTATTAAAAAATTCTCAATACATTTTTGATTATTTTGAAGATAAAAAAAATATATCAGACAATATTAAACAACCCACAACCTTACTGGATAATTTTTTTAATTTACAAAAAATTGATAAAGCTGATAATTTTGAATTAAAAGAAATGAATAATATTAAAAAATATTTTTTAAATATTAATGAATCGTTTTTAGATATAGATAATTTTGTATTAAATACCGATATATGTCGGTTTTGTAAAAAAGGCGAGATGATTCCAATTGACCATGAAGGTATATTAGTCTGTAATTTATGTTCTAAAATAATGAAATATCTAGTTGAAAATGAAAAACCCTCTTATAAAGACCCGCCGAAAGAAGTCTGTTTCTATGCGTATAAGAGAATTAACCATTTCAGAGAAATTTTAGCCCAATTTCAAGCAAAAGAATCAACCCAAATACCCGAAGAAGTGATTGAAAATATTAAATTACAAATTAAAAAAGAGCGAATAGATATTTCGCAATTAAATAATAAAAGAGCAAAAGAAATCTTAAAAAAGTTAGGATATAATAAATATTATGAGCATATTCCGTTTATAAAAGATAGATTGGGCATAAAACCACCGATTATGAGTTCGGAATTAGAAGAATTATTATGTAATTTATTTATGGATATCCAAAGTCCTTACGCAAAATACTGCCCCGACGATCGAGTGAATTTTCTTAATTATTATTATACTATATATAAATTGTGTGAACTATTAGACCAAAAACAATTTCTACCTTATTTTCCCATGTTAAAGGATAGAGAGAAACGCATTGAACAAGATGAGATATGGAAAAAAATATGTAATGAACTTGAATGGGAATTCATACCAACTGTTTGATTATAATATTTTTGATTATTTTAATGGAATAATTTTATTTAATAATTTCCGGCTTTGTCTTTTTATAAATTTATCTCTTTTATAACATTTTTTTGTGGATATTCGCTTAGAATCGATAATTTCTTTTTCATTTATTCCATATTTCTTTAAATTTGAAAATCGATTTGAATATATAAATAGATTATTTAAAGATAACAACCGTTTTTTAAGACACTCGTCTAATTTTCCAACAACTATTTTTATACGTAATCCGGCAGGAAAAACTATTTTGATTGCGCCGATTCTTCCGACGCCTGATAGTGTTACATATTTTTTATTTGCGACTTCAGATATAATTTCTGAATTTATTGAAGCAAATGGACTATTTGCAAAAAGTTCAGATGATAAATCAACAAATCCATTTTTTCTCTCTAACATTTTTATTTCTTCCTTGTGTTTTTTTAAAAACTGAACTCTATCTAATAATTTTTTTATAGCAGGCGCTCTATCAATAGAATGTAATAAATTTATATCTTTTGAATTAACTGTCTTTATTGCTTTTGTATTAGCATGCTGGTTCATATAATTATTAGCTTCTCCTGCTGTTCTAATCATTAATAGGGTTAACGGTTCTATATTTGATTTCATTTCTGGAAGTTTTTCATACCAATATTTTATTTTTGAAAAATCAGACATTATATAATAATGTATTATTATATAATATACTAATTTAGTCAATACCTCTTATTTTTACCATCACATTTAACTGCACTAATGACTTATTTTTATTGTATATCATATATTAAATTATATTTAATAGTTTATTTTACAACCCCCCAGGAAACCCGACGAGATTCGCACCAATACCAAAACCGGCACCGGATCGTGCGTTAACACCCATACTCGGAATATAGGTATCCAAGATACTAAAGGTTGCCGCAGCAGTCAAGGCAATCATGGCGATTTCATCTAAGTTCAAAGAACGCTTAGGGATGGCAAATGCCGCGATGGCCACCATAAAACCTTCAACTAAATATTTAATAGCCCGTTTAACTAATTCGCTAAGATCAAGACCGTCCATAAATCGCATATTATACTAAATATATAGAAAATAAAATTTTCGGTAAATAATTAATTAATATATATATATGCTAAAGTTTTATATTAAATTTTAATATATTATTGATTAAACAAACTTAAAATATATTTATTATAATAAGTTATAATGAATACACTACAAACTCAACAAACTCAACAAACTCAACAAACTCAACAAACTCAACAAACTCAACAAACTCAACAAACTCAAGAAAATGTTATTTTGGAACATAGATTTAATCTAGATGGGTCAGCTAATCCAAAATATGTTGATGTTTTGGATGAAGATAAACCCCTTTCTGGGCAAAGGTATGCTTGTCTTTCTTTTATTTCGCCTGAAAAAATACTTAAACAACGTGAATTATTTAATTTTGAGGCTTTCCTAAAGCAATGGGATATGAATAAATCACTTCAAAAATATAATCATTTTATGAGTTTTCTCGCATATAAATATGGTTTAAATTTTGATAATTTAACGAAGGATTTACAAGAGTTCTGTGCTGAAGAAAAAGAAAATTTATTTACGTATACAGTTGAAGATGATTATAACAATTTTATTGATTTGAATGAGCAGAAACTTGAGGATTCCTTTAATTCTACACATAAGTTTCAGACGAGCGTAAGAGGCGTTAAAGTGCGAGGCTGTTACCCCAGTCAACAAGAAGCCGAATTAAGGTGTAAATTATTGCGTGAGGTTGATCCAAATCATGACGTGTTTGTCGGGCCGGTGGGTATGTGGATGCCTTTTCATCCGGAAGCCTATAAAACTGGTCGGGTTGAGTATTTGGAAGACGAATTAAATCAGCTTATGCATGAGAAGGATAAAAATGAAAAGCAAGCAAAGACCGAATTTGACGCACGTGTGCGTGAAACAAAAGAAAAGGCCATTGCGGATAATATGAAAAAGGCACTTGAAAGTGGAAATGTGCTTACGCAAACCATTAATGCGGATGGTCAGTTAGTAAGCGTGAAGGATATGAACACGACCGAACTTAGTCTTAACGAAAATAGTTCTTTATCGGATATTCGCAAAGAATTATTTGAAGGCGAAAATATAGTTACGGATTTTAAAAATTCTGATCATGGGCTGAGTGAGTTAATAAATAAGCAATAAATAAGCAATAAATAAATAAGCAATAAATAAGCAATAAATATATATAAAATTGAAACTTGAAATATAATATATTATTATTTAATATATTATATTATAATAATGATGTGCGATTTTCCAAATTGTTTTAAAAGATTAAAAGTTTCCGATAAAATAATAGGCTTATGTAAATGTGAAAAAACATTTTGTCTGCTCCATAGATTAAGTGAAACTCACCAATGCGAATACAATCATAAAACAGAAATTAAAACAGCAGAATTTATTGCGAAAAATAAATGCGTGGCTGAAAAAACAATTAAAATATAAATAATAAAATTATTCTTATTCTTATTATTATTCTTATTATTATTATTCTTATTATTATTCTTATTATTATTATTATTCTTATTATTATTCTTATTATTCTTATTCTTCAATAAAATCACATACTAACTCATTATAATCATTATGAATAGTTTTTTCAACTGATATATTATCACGAGCCCACGTGCCACATAATTCTACATTATTTCCCCTATAATCTCCTCCTCCGCGACCATTTCCTTCCGATACTAGTAACGGCAACGGGTGAAGGATTAAATTATATTCATTTTTCGGACAACGTTCTTTATCTACATATACCTTTTGCGAATGATTTACAATATAACGATAACTAGATGTATCGTGTGATTTTGGGCATTGAAACAGTCCAGTATAATTATTAGAGACATTTGTATATAAGTTATCTGATTCATTATTTTTTTCTGGTTCAGCATAATCTCCAGCCCAAACAATACGAGACATATAGAACATTCCTTCGGGACTAATGAGATGTTCAAATGCTTGAACGAAATTATTTCCAATATAAGAATGTTCCGTTAATTTTGCTCCATTGTTATAATTATGTGGACTCATCCACAAACGAATTATTTCCGTCGTTCTTTTAATATCAGATAAAATAATGGCAAGATAATATTGACCCATATATAAATATAATAATAAATATATATTTATATAATAATTTATATAATAATTTATATAATAATTTATATAATAATTTATATAATAATAATAAATAAAAATATAAATTACCATTTTGTTTTTTTTACACTAATTTTTGGTCCAGCGCCGCGTTTTTTTGAATTTTGCGGATCATAGGTGTCCTCTTCTTCATCCGAATTAAAATCTTTTGATAATTCCCAAAATTCTTTTGACCCGAGTTTAAAAGGCCCATGGGGTTCAGCTTTATACCAAAAAATCTGGTCATGTAATTTATTTGATTTTGAGTTATTATTAATAACAAGACATTCAAAATTTTCCGTACATTGATCCATGACTTGACAAAAAGATTCAAATGTCGGAAACATGCCGGCATAATTTTCCCAAATACGTTTTCTATTCGCAATATAGGGCTCTCTGAGAATAAAAACATAATCTATATTTGTTCTTAAATTCGGTGGTATACCGAGTGGATACTGCATTGTAATAATTAGCATGATTTTCCAGTGACGTCCGTTCATAAATAACAACCGCATCATCTTATCTTTAGTCCAAGTCGCGTCATATAAACAATCATCTAAAATAACAAAAGCTCTGGGGTCAATCGTCGTTCTTTTATATTGCTCCATTTCTTTTTTAACTTGTTTTAAAACCGTTTTCTGTCGTTTAAGAATGTTCTCTATAATCGCCGTATTATATTCATCATGAATAAACAATTTGGGCACATGCGACCCATAAAACCCATTTCCGGCTTCTGTGCCGGAGATAACCGTGCCTATAGGAATGTCTTGATGATAGAATAATAAATCTTGAACCAGGTAACTTTTACCTGTATCACGCCGTCCGATTAATACCACGACAGGACCTTTATTTTCATC